TCGATTGGTGTAAGTGGTGGAAATGGGACTGGAGCAGTCCTTGAGGCTATTGTTGGTAAAAGAATTAGACCAATCTCTTTCGATGCAAGAACGACCTTAAATGGGGGTGGTATTAACACTTCTACAAATCAGATTTATTTCTTAACAGATCATAATTTAACGAATGGTGAAGGTGTAATTTACAATTCTACTGGATTAACTGCAATTCCTATAGGTGCTGGAACTTCATCATTAGTTACTAATAATACTTATTATGCACAAGTTGATAACAATAGAACAATTAGAATATATCCTACAGGTTCTGATTATTTAAGTGGAATTAATACCATAACATTTAATAATAATGATACTACAGGAATTCATCAATTTAAAACAGGTTCAGGTAAAAAGACATTATCTGAAATTAAGGTAGTTGATGGTGGTGAAGGATATGTTAATAGAAAGTTAATTGTCAAACCATCTGGAATATCTACGATTACAGATACAGTTACCTTTGAAGATCATGGGTTTAAGAGTGGAGATTTAATAAATTATAATTTTGAAACTTCTACAATATCTGGTATTTCATCATCTCTTCAATATTATGTTCTAAAAAATGATGATGATTCTTTCAGATTATGTGATGCTGGTATAGCTGGTACAACAATTACGAATTATGAGCAAGAAAATTATGTTTCTTTAAATTCTACTGGATCTGGATATCAATATTTCAGTGCTCCTGAAATTTCAGTTGTTTTGAAGTATAACTCTACTGGAATTGGAACTACAACTCAAGCTGCTGAACAAACATTTGTAGTAACTCCTAAGGTTTCAGGTAGTATTATTGATGCATATGTATATGAAAAAGGTACTGGGTATGGTTCAACTACATTAAACTTTCAAAAAAATCCTTTAATAAGCATAAAAAATGGTAGGG